ATTAAAGAGTGTAAAGAGTTGGTGATAGGTCGCTTTGGATTTAACGTGTGGCAAGACATTATTAAACTCCAACGGGAACAAGCATTAGCAGCTAAAAATAAAGCCGCTGCGGAGCGCAGGGCCAAAGAAGAAACTCAGGAAATGTTAGGTGAAATGGCGGTGGTTGGGACCAGCGTTTTCATTGGTATCCTGATAATCTGCATAGTTGCGGCTGTGCTTCTAGCAATGGGGTAATCCAATGACACTTGAAGAACGTCAACATATCGACATGAAAGTATATCAAGCAAACCGCAGGCATATGTGCTGGGGTGCTATGGTAATGATGCTGTTTTGCACCGCTGCAACCGTATATGACCCAGCGAGAATGGCGGCGGCTGAGAGTATTCTCATGGCACAGTACCTTGCTCTTTCGGCCCTTGTAGGAGCATATTTCGCAGTGGGCCATAAAGAAGCATGATTGGTCCCATAGTATCCGCAATCAGTGGTCTTGCTAGTAGTTACATAGACGGTAAGACCGCTATCCAAAAGGCAAACGCAGAGATAGCCCTCAAAAAAGCCACAAGCGAAACCGATTGGGAACAGTCGGCTATAGAGGCTTCTAAGGAGAGCTATAAAGACGAAGCATGGACTTTAGTTTTCATCCTAATTCTGTGTGCTAATTTTGTGCCTTCCCTACAGGACCACATGAAAATCGGATTTGAGAATCTTGAGAACTGCCCAAGCTGGGTTCAGTGGGGAATGTATGCGTCCATAGCGGCCTCTTTTGGTTTCCGAACTCTTAGGGGTTTTAAGAAATGACGGTGGTGCAGTTTCCACAGGTTGATGGTGTCGCCAAGCAACGCCTTGAGATTGAACGACAGACACAAACCATTGCAAAACAAGCCTCAGAGATTCGCAGGAAAATAGCTAATGAGAACAAGAGACTACAAAAAAGAATACGAGCAGTATCACGGAACACCCGCACAGATAAAGCGTAGGGCAGGGCGTAACTCTGCAAGGCGATACATGGTCAAACAGGGCCTTGCGAAAAGAGGCGATGGTAAGGACGTTGACCACAGGAACTTTAACACCACAGACAACCGCCCTTCAAACCTCCGCATTATGCCCAAAAGCCAAAACAGAAAGAGACAAGGATGACTAGAAAAGTATCAGAGGTTCTTAACGACCTACATGGGGCTTTAGCTGAAGAACTGCTGGAAAGAGTACGCAGTGGGGAAGCCAAGCCCTCAGACCTTGGGGTAGCCGTTAAGTTCCTGAAGGACAACGGTATTGAGGCTATTCCTACTGATGGTTCGTACCTAGCGCAATTATTTGAGGAACTTCCTTTTGACGAAGACGAAGAAATCCAACTCATCAAAGCTCACTGACTTCAGGAACTTCCTGTATATGGTTTGGAAACACCTAAACCTCCCACAACCAACCCCCATACAATACGATATCGCTGAGTACCTACAGAATGGCCCAAGGCGGGAAGTCATAGAAGCCTTCAGGGGCGTAGGTAAATCCTACATTACCAGTGCCTTTGTGGTCCACCAACTACTCCTAGACCCCGAAATAAAGGTCTTGGTGGTTAGTGCCTCTAAGAACCGAAGTGATGACTTCAGTACCTTCACCCAGCGGCTCATTAATGACATGCCCGTACTGCAACACCTTCGGCCCAGGGACGAACAAAGAAACTCAAAGATATCCTTTGATGTGGGTCCCGCAGGGCCTAGCCATAGCCCTAGTGTTAAGTCTGTGGGTATAACTGGTCAGCTATCGGGGTCCAGAGCCGACATAATAGTAGCCGACGATATTGAAATTCCCAACAACTCTGCAACCCAAATGATGAGGGAAAAACTAGCGGAAGCCGTGAAGGAATTTGATGCTGTACTCAAGCCCGATGGTCGCATAATCTACCTAGGGACCCCACAAACCGAAATGTCTCTCTATGAGGAACTACCCAGTCGGGGCTATGACGCCCGTATCTGGCCTGCTAGATATCCCTCAGAGGCCGTGAGAAGCCGCTACAGTGGCAGGTTGGCTCCTTTGGTCACTGACCTACTTGACAGAGACACTGAGGCCCTCACGGGGCTTCCCACGGACCCTCTGCGATTTACCGATGAAGACCTGTTGGAACGAGAGCTATCCTATGGACGCTCTGGGTTCAGCCTACAGTTCATGTTGGACACTAGCCTGTCAGATGGAGACAGGTATCCCCTGAAGCTCTCAGACCTCATAGTGATGCCCCTTGATAACGACAAAGCTCCTGAGAAGATTATTTGGGGAAGAAACCCACAATACGAAATAAAAGAACTCCCAAACCTAGGACTTGCTGGGGACAAGTATTATGGCCCCAGTGACACCGTAGGGGCGTACCTAGATTACACTGGGTCCGTCATGGCTGTGGACCCCTCTGGGCGAGGGGCCGATGAGACAGCCTATGCAGTCGTAAAGATGTTGAATGGTCAGTTGTTCGTAACGGATGCTGGGGGCGTCAAGGGGGGATATGGGTCTGAGGCCCTACAAGCCCTCGCAGTAGTCGCTAAGAAAAACAAGGTTAACGAAATAATCGTGGAGAGTAACTTTGGCGATGGGATGTTCACAGAACTCTTCAAGCCCGTCCTGTATAAAGTCCACGATGTAACCGTAGGGGAAGTCCGACATTCCAAACAAAAGGAACACAGGATTATAGATACCCTAGAACCCGTAATGAACCAACACCGCCTAGTCTTTGACCCCAAGGTGATTGAGAGGGATTGGCAGAGCGTCCAAGGGTACTCCCAAGAGAAAGCCCCGAAATATTGCTTGGCCTACCAAATGACCCGCATAACAAACCTACGGGGAGCCTTGGCCCACGATGACCGATTGGATGCCCTGAGTATGGCGGTATCCTATTGGGTAGAACAAATGGCAGCGAGTGCCGATAAGGCCATGTTCGACAGAAAAGAGGACCTTCTAATGACAACCCTAGAACAGTTCTCAACAGGTTCGTTACTCAAGAAACAACAGGCCCCAGAAGCAGAGCAGTGGTTCACTGTCCACTAGGTTGTCAATTAATGGACATCTTCGGGAGGGTCCATATATATCTATAGTATCCTATAGGAGCATTAAGGCTTCGATGGACACATACCCACATAGATATAACCCTATAAGGATACGTCCTATAGGAGCCAATGGTAGTCCCCTGTAAGGAGGTAGGTAATGGTAGTCTATGTTATAGTTATGGTCCTTACTCATCAGGACCTCTTTAGTGTCCAAGCACCCAACAGTACCTTTAGGACCCTAGAGGATTGTGAGGTAGCCAAAAAGACCTTCCTAGAAATACTAGAAATCAGTAAGCCGCATAGGGATGCCTATGCAATAGGACAATGTGTGTCCGTTTCTTTAGGAGCCAATACGTAAGAGTACAGGTTACACTATGGTATTACCCCTTGAGGGGGTCCAAAGTTTTCACAGAAAAATCCGAAAGGGTACTTCTACGTACCTATCGCGCGGCTACCCCCCATGCCCCTACGCCCCTGTGTGTCACAATAAGGGGGCCGTGGGGGGCCGTGGGTATCGCTTGGCCTTGCCTATGGGCTTGTTTCGACACAATCCAAGGCCCCAATGCCCCAAGGCTTGCCACAATTCCTTGTATCCTATTGGTTTTATTGTGTTGGATTAGTTCAATAGTCTAATGCACAGGCAGACCAAGGGCCGCATAGTTAACTCGGTTAACTTTATCGGTTAGCCTTTGGGCTTATCGCTGGGTTGCGCTGGGTTGCCCCTGAAATCCTAAAGTTAACTCGGTTAATTATCTGGCCTTTCCCTATTTAATCCCATCTATATTTTTTTTCGGTTTCCCTAAGTTTCCCTTAGACACCAGACCTACACTCTGGTAATCTGATTGGGCTAAGGGGGGCATTAGACCTGCCTAGCGTTAAACTCAAGTTAACCCAAAAGAGGAACTTTTATCATGCCTAAGAAAACTCAAGTAACTCAAGCACAAGCGGCTTTCCTCAAGAATAGTGAAGCCCTGAACCCTATCTTTGGTGACGCTCAAGCCGCCTGCAAATCTATCCTAGATATCAAGGCAGGCATCGCAAAGGAGGACGCAAAGTTAACCGATGTATCCACTACATTATTCATGCAGGTGCGCGGTATCTCAAAGACTGAAGGCTTGCCTGCAAAGGAAATCTTTAACCGCTTGGCCTACCTTATGGGCTATGACCATAAGACCGACGCCACAGGTAACTTAGATGTAGATGGCACCAAGAAGGTCAAAGCGGGGGGCCGTTGGCCTGTGGGTACTCTTTCAACATATCGGGCCGTTATTCAATCTTGGGAAAAGGAATTCAAGCAACCTATTCACAAGGCCCCTGACATGAAGGCGGTACGTGATGACCTCAAGAAAGACCCCAAGGAAAACACATTGATTGATGAGGTCAAGGCCCTGCAAGCTGATAAGACCTTTAACGCCAATGAGCTTGCCAACATTGAAAAGGCCATAACGAAATTGATTGGTGATTGTCGCGCCGCTAAGCTCGCGGTACCTGTGGCCCCTGTGAAGGTTGCGGCCCCTTCAAAGCCTGCTGAAAAGAAAGCGGCCCCTGCAAAGCCTGCAAAGCCT